CCGTGCATGATCTCGACGTCGTCGCTCTTGTCGTAGACCAGGACGTGCCGAGCTCGGAGGTCTTCGAGCATCGCGACCCATTCGGCGATGAGCTCCTCGTTGGGGAGACCGGTCTCGGCGTCGCGCGCGCCGTCGATCTTCGCGGTTAGGATGCCCTGCGCGAATTTCTCGACGGCCGCCATGCTCTCGCTAAGTACGTGCTCTTTGCTGTACCAGACGAAACCAAGCGCCTCGCGCAATGCGGTACCGTGGCCTAGACTGGCCTCGTCGTCTTGGTAGACGTGCTTGATTGTGTGCAAAGCGTCGAGCCGCGTCTCGGGAATGAACTCCACCTTGCCGACGTCCCAACGTTCCCAGTGCGCGGATAGGTCGCCCTCGTCGTTGTGCGGGACAATCCTGAACATGCGCTTGTCAACGTCCTCGAGCCTGGTCGGTACCCACCAGGTCCGCGGCTTGCCGTCGCCGAGCCGGAGGATGCGCGGCTCGCCGTGGATCCGCGCGAAGCGGGCGCCGGAGAAGAACGCCCGCGCGAGGTTCATCCGCGCGGCCGTGAAGCCTTCGATCTCCTTGAGGAGCTCGGTGCCGACGTGAACGGCGCGCCGGCCGAGCTCGGCGGTCTCGTCTCGAGGGACGAGCGACCAGTCCTTGCCCGCGATCAAGTGCCGACGGTAGCCGACGGCGTGCCTGATATCGGCGTCGCGCAGCATCTTCTCCTCGACCTCGGGATCGCGGAGGAGCCATAGGCTAGGGTCGTGGAGCTCAACGGCGTTTCGGTAGACGCTGGAAAGCGCGCGCGTGTAGAGGTTGCGCGCCTGGTTGCGGAGTCTGATTTCCTGGCTCATGTCGGGAGGCCCTCGAAGCGGTCGGCGTCGAGGTCAAGGCTACCGGGCGGCCTGGCGACCGTCCAGTAGGCTCGGCGGTTCCGGTCGGCCCATCTCCTCACGCCACCGCGGCGGCGCCGGTGAAGAGGTCGATCGCGGTGGTGACGCTCACCGGCTCGCCTCGTAGTCGGCGGCGACGGCCTGGCCGACGTCGGTCTTGGCGACGTTCCGGCAGACGAGGCCGAAGTAAGCGCGGAGCTCGCTGTTGAGCTCGAGCTCGGCGAGCATCGAATCGGCCGAGCGGCCGACGGTGAGGGCGAAGCGATCGAGGACCGCGGGAGCGACGACGGCCTCGGCCGTGGTCAAGGGGAGGGAGGCGGCGACGCCGGCGAGGCGGCTTTGCTGTTGGTGGTTCATCGTGAGATGCTCCGGGTTTGAAGGGCGACCGGCCGGCCGGAGGGGCGCGCGTCCATGGCGCCGGCGGCGAAGGTCAGGAGGGCGAGGAAGATCAAGGCGCGCTTCATGCGTGTCAGTAGACACTAGTTTACATCGGGTGTCAAGCGCCCCCTCTTGGTTTTTATTCGAGGCCCTCGAGGTTGCTCATGCGGCCGAGCCTACCGGGCCGCCTGGCGGCCGTCTAGTCCTCGTCGTCGCCGTAGGCGCCCTTGGCGACCTTCTCGGTGATCTTGGCCTTGGCCGGGCGCTTGAAGAACGCGAAGCCCTCGTCGCGGTCGGACCGCTCAACCGTCGCCGTCATGGTGACAACGTCGCCGCGGTCGACCTCGTTGCGGATCGAGCTCGGGAGGGTTCCCCAAGCAACCCACTCGCCGCCGTCCTCGGTCGCGACGACGATCGTGCCGACCAGGCGGGCGCCGAAGTCGCTGTAGCGGGTCTCGACCTTGACGATCTTGCCGGTGAGCTCGAAGCGCCCCTCGGGAGCCGGGCGCCGGTCGGCCTCGCGCTTGGCCTCGCGCTCGACCTTGAGCTTGGCGTTCTTCTCCTCGAAGGTGACGCGGCCGTAGCCGTTGGCCTCGCACCAGTCGCGTTGACGCTCGAGGCTCGCCTCGCGCCGCTCGGCGGCCGCGGCCGCGCGCTTGTCGGCCTCGCGCTTGTTGGCCTTGAGGCGTTGCGCGACCTTCTTGACCGGCGTGAGGGTGACGTAGCGGGAGTTGCGGCCCTCGCAAGCGTAACAGACGCCGTGATAGGGCGAGTAGATGCCGGTGCCGCCGCAACGGTGGCATACGTGGGTCTCGCGGACCTTGTCGCCCTCGACGATCTCGAGGTAGTCGATGCCGTTGGCATCGAGCCAGGCGTAGGCGTCGGCGGTCGTGCGGATGGTCTTGGGGGCGATCGAGTTGTTGTTGCTGGTGCTCATGCGGACAAGTAGACACTAGTTGACGCGGGGAGTCAAGCGCCTCCCCTTGGTTTTTTTTAGACCTCGACGCGGTAGAGGTTGCAATGCGCGCAAGCCGAGAAGACGGCCGCGCCGCGCGTGATCTGGGCGACGGCCTCGTTGAGGTCGCCGGCGCGGTGCTCGCGGTAGCCGGCCTCGAGGAGGCCCTCGAGGACGCGCTCGCGCTCGCCGTCGGTGACCTCGCGCCGCGTGAAGAGGTAGCCGATGCCGGAGACGGCGACGGTGCCGTCGGCGAGCGTGACCTCGCGCCGGTGGTAGTTGGTCGAGTCGGTCATGCCGTCGAAGCTCTTGCCCTGCCAGGCGCCGGCGATCTCGTCGACCTCGGAGGCCGTCGGGCCGTCGACCCATGAGAGGTTGAGGGTGCCGTAGCCGGTACCGCGGCTCATGCGCCGGGCGAACTTGACGCCGGGGAACGCCTTGCGGAGAACCTTGACGAGGGCCTTCGCCGAGTCGACCGGGTTGAGCTCGACGAGCCCGGCCCGTCGCTTGGCTAGTTTATAGCTGTTCGGGTCGAATCCCGGCCGGAACCAAGCCCATACGCGCCCGTCACTGTTGACCGCCTGGCCTTCGTCGGCCGGGAGACCGAGCGCGCCGGTCACGTAATGACGCGCGAAGGACCGCTCGACGAGCCAACCGCCGAAGCGTAGGCCGCGCGACCAGACGACGACCGTGTCGTCGCTGGCGAAAGTGCGGGAGGGGGAGACGGCGACGCTGTTGGCGTTGGTGCTCATGCAGACAAGTAGACACTAGTTTACGTCGGGTGTCAAGCACCCCTTCTTGGTTTTTATTCGAGGCCCTCGAGATCGTCTGGAACTACCGGCGGCACCGGGGTCGCGAGCCGGCGGGAGACCTCGAGGAGCGCCGAGGATCGTCGCCAGAGGCGCTCGAGCTCGCCTGGCTCGATGACGTCGCGAGACGCGCGGAGCGTCGCCTCGAGTGATCTGGAGATATTGAGAAGGCGCCGGGCGACGGCCGCGCGCATGAGCTCGGTGTAGTTGTCCATGCCTGAGCCATCGACCAGGCGAACTCGAGACTTGAGCTAGGGCCGCCAGCGACCGGCGCGATCCTTGCCGGGCTCGATGAGTGGCGGCCGCTCGCTCGGATTGGTGCGTCGGTATTCGTCGGAGTCAATCGAGAGCGTCTTGGTGCGCGGCTGTAGAGCTCGTTGAGCGCCGACCGGGTGCGCCTTGAGCCATGACCAGGCGCCGCTCGTCGCGTCGGCCTCGTCGACTCGTTGCGTGCCGTCACCGGGGAAGCCCTCGACGATATCGAGATATGCCTGCGTCCAGGTGCCGGCAATGAGCCGGATGCCGTCGCGTTGCTCGGTGACTGGCTTGGCGGCGTCCTCACCCCACCAGGGAACGCGCGTGCCGGTGTAATGGTCGATCTCGGGACCTTCACCGCGCCTCGAGTAGCCGCGCTCGAGACAGGCCGCGACCGGGTCGCACCGGGCCGCCTTGCTGTTGCTCGAGCTCGGCGCGCGGACGACGTAGACGCGCTCGCGATCGTCGAGCTCGGCGCGCGGCCGCGCGTAGACACACTTGATCCCGTGGACCTTGAGCTTCTCGGCGATGCTCTCGACCTGGGCGACGCCGCCGCTACCGGGCTCGATCTCGAGGCCGACCGTGACCGTGCGGCCGTCGCCTCGAGCGACCGCGACGATACGCGCATCACGCTGACCTGGCGTCGCCTTGAAGCTCGCGCAATGTTCGACGGCGTAGACGCCGGAGCGGTGCCGCGCCATCTTGACACCGGCCGTATGCGCGGCGCCCTCGCTCACCGAGGCGGCGAGGTCCCACCACCGGACGCGACGACAATCCGCGGCCGGCCAGGCGTCGCGCTCCTCGAGGAGCGGGCCGAACCACTCGAGCCGGAAGTAGTCGCCAGGCTCGCGGGCTCGCCAGTCGCCGCGGAGGAGTTGCTCGCGCGTCGTCGGGTGGAGATGCTCGAGGCCGGCGATGTATGCGTCGCGGTCGATGTATGGATTGTCGACGACGCGAGCCGGGAAGAAGTCGAAGCCGTTACCGTCGAGCATGACGTCGAAGTCCTCGGCGACCCACGGATGACCGGGGCCGCCGGGGTTCGTCGCGCTCAAGGTGCGGAGCGGGACGTCGCTGGTCGTACTGCGCCGGATGCGCGAGAGACCGACGTATCGGTACGGCCGGCGGTCGGGGAATTGCGTGAGCTCGTCCCATGCCGAGAACTGGAACTCGGCACCCTGGTAGCGCCGCTCGTCGCCCTCGTGCTGCAAGTAGGCGAAGGTGATCTTGGCGCCGCTCGGGAAGCGGAAGGTCTTGTTGGTCCCGTCGTAGTGGACGCCGGGCTTGCCCTTCCACCAGTCGAGCGCGCGGTCGAGGATGGCGCCCGGAAGGGCGAGGTCGGTGTAGGTGCGACGGAACAGGATGCCGGCGTAGTCGCCGCGGTCGACGTACTGCGCGGCCGCCATGAGCAAGGCGTCGGAGTTGTGCGTCACGATATGGCCCTCGCCTACGTAGAGCCCGGCCGGGTTGCTGACGGTGATGCACACAGCCTCGGCGCGTCGGGTCTTCTCGATGCTGACCACCGCGCGCATGAGCTCGGCGCCACCGTTCCACCGGTCGAGACACCTCTCGCGCTTGCGGGGGAGCCGGAACACCGCCGACGTCTTCCGCATCCAGACGCGCACCGTGTAGCTCGGGCGACCTTCGAGGCGTTCGCCGTGCAACGTGTAGCGGGTGATACGCTCGCGAACGCGCGCTTTACCACCGAGGCCGCGCACCAGGTCGCGAACGTCCTCGGCAAGCTGGCGGCTCGTCGACGTGTAGTAACACCGGCCGCGCGTGTCGACCGTGCCGTCGGTGTCCATGAGGCCGCGGAGGACCTCGAGGCGGTAGTCGATCGGCGCGGTCTGCACGTATGCGGGAATGAACTTCTCCCACGATCGGCACGCGCCGAGCTTGTTGTTGCGGACCCACTGGCGCCATTGCTTCGCCAGGTCGCCGACGATCCCGAAGCTATCAGGTTCGGCATGTTGCGAGCATCCGAGCTCGAGGAGGTAGTCGCGGATCTCGGGGTCGACGGTGGTGACGGTCCCGTTGCGGCATCCGTCGCCGAGATACAGCCCGACGAAGTAGGGCGGCAGCCCTGTACCGGTGCGACCGTTGACCGTGAAGAGGACCGGCTCCGTCAACGGGACACGGGGTTGCTCACCGCGCTCGATGAGCTCGAGGAGCTCGCCGGTGTCGCCGACCCGTAGCGTCGCCCACCGGTCGCCGGTCCGCGGCTCGGTGCCGAGGTTGTCGGCCGCGTATTCGCGCTGCGTCGACGCCTTGGTTCCGGGGCGTCTGCCAACGCGGCCGCATCGCTTGTAGGCCCATAGGTGTTCGAGGCCGACTTCGATCGAAGCGCCGTCGTCGGTGGTGATCTTGTAGATATCGCGCGACCCCTGGGGGTGGACTGCGATAACGCGGCACGAGCCGCCGGTTGTGGGGTCGGTCACGGCGTCGCCGACCTCGAGGTCGCCGATCGGCCGCCACCCTTTAGGAGTGAGCACGGGGGAGTCCATCGGCGAGAGCTTACCACCACCGGCGGAACCGCCGTAGAGCGCCTGATAGACCTCGGGGCCGGCGCTCTCCGGTCGATCAAGGTGACCGCGGAGAAAGTGCCATTGCATCGGAAGCGGGAAGTGACCGCCAAGATATGGGTTGCCGATGATCCCTGGGCAGAGCGCCGCGTAGGCGTCGAGGATCTCATCGCGCGCCTGGTGCTCGAGCTCGTGCCGATCGGTCACCGATCGCCGAGGCGATTGACTAGCCGGCCGTGCCGATCTCGAGCAGACCTGGCGCCCGCGAGCAAGTCGACGTCATCGCCGGCCTCATCCTCGAGACGCGTCGCAAGCTCGTCGGCTTCGACGATCTCGGCCTTCGCGGCCTCGATCTTGGTGGGCTCGGTGGTCTCGACCTCGAGCGGGTCGGGCTCGGTGGTCTCGACCTCGAGCGGGTCGGGCTCGGTGGTCTCGACCTCGAGCGGGTCGGGCTCGGTGGTCTCGACCTCGAGCGGGTCGGGCTCGGTGGATTCGGGGGTCGTGGTCTCGCCGTTGGTCATGATAGAAGCTCCTCGACGGCCGCGGCCGCCTTGTCCTCGGCTATCTTGACGACGACATCGGCCGGTTTCAAGTCGGCAAGCGCGCCGAGTTGCGTGCCGCGCTCGCGCGCGATCGTGACCAGGCGCTCGAGATGCTCGGCGAGCGTCGGCGCACCGGTGCCGTCGGCGGTGACCGGCGGTGCCTGGGGGATCGCGCCGGCGCCGAGCTCGAGGTTGATGAGCGCCTTGTCGATAGGACCGCATAGACGGTCGATCAAGACCTTGGCCGCCGCCGCGTCACCGCGTGACGCTCGCGACGCCAAGCCCTTCGTCGCGAGCCAGACGAGGTCCGAGAGCTTGACGCCCGCCTCCCTGGCCTTGGTCCGACATACCGACATGAAATCAAGCGACCCTTTGGGACGGCCGGGACCTGCGATCTTGTGGCCGGGCAACAGCCGGCCGGTAACCGGGTCGCGGTTACGTGGGTCGGCGCTCTCGTCGGGATCGAGCCATGGCTCGCCCGCGTCGATGTCGCGACGATCGCGGCCTGGCCGCCTGTCGATGGTATGTTCGCGATCATCGCGGCGGCTGGCTTTGGTAGCCCGTTTCGCCCCTTTGCCTGATACGCCCGCGCTTGCGTCGGTCTCGGTCGCCATGCCGTTACTGTAGCAGAGCCATTTCAGCCGCGCTACCGGCGTCGATTAGCGTGGCCTTCTCGCCCGTCAACGCCTCCCACCGCGCGATGGTGACGTCGCAATAGGCCGGGCTGATCTCGATGCCGTAGCAGGTTCGGCCGAGTTGCTCGGCGGCGATCAGGGTGGTGCCGGAGCCGAGGAAGGGTTCCGCGATGGTTGCCCCTTCCGGTGTGCTCGACTTGATGGCGCGGGAGATCATCGCGACTGGCTTCGGCGTTGCGTGCCCTTGTCGGTCTTCTCCGGTGACGCGGGGGAACTCCCACACGTCGGTCATGTTGTCGTGCGTGTTGTCGAAGTAGGCGCGGGTTGCATAGAACGCCTGCTTGAGTTCGTCGTGGTCGCGCTTGAGTTCGTCGTGGTCGCGCTTGAGTTCGTCGTGGTCGCGCTTGAAGGCGTCGTGGTCGCGCGCTGCTGTCTGTAACTTCTCGTAGTGCTCGCGGGGGATGAGCGTCCATTGCGACTTCGTGAACCAGTGACCGTGCATCCCGACGCCACAGATTCGCGCGATGTCCTTGGCATCCCACCCCATAGCGTCGCAGTCGGCGGCAAGGACAGACCGAACAGGCTCCCAGCCCTCCCAATAGTTGTCGGCGTTGTTATTGAACCCCTGCTCGCCGAGCATGAAGAAAAGGCAGCGTTCGGTCGGGTGATACATCCTCCGCGATTCCAGAGGCACGCCAGAGACCAGCATTGTCGGGTTGTCTTCGCGCTTGTCCCACGTGATCTCGCTGCGGAACGTCAGCCGCTCGGAGTCCTTCAGCCCGCCCTGATACCACAGCCGCCAGAGGTTTTCCGGGTTCCCCCAGATGTAGGCGCTCCCGTTGTCGTCGACATGGGGACGGAATGCGTTCCACCACGACATCTGGAAGGCGTCGAGTTTCTCGCGGTAGAGGTTGTCGTTCGCGATCCCGGCGGATTCCTTCCCCATCCCATACGGCGGGTCAGCGTGAACGAGTGGCGCCTTCTCGCCATCCATCACCCGCGCCACGTCATCCTTACTCGTCGAATCCCCGCACAACACCCGGTGCCGCCCCAGCGCCCAGAGGTCCCCCGGCTTCGTGACCGGGTCGGCGGGTGGCTCGGGGATCTCGTCTTCGACGACACCGACCGGAGGTTCATCGCCCACGAGCGCCTCCAAGTCGTCATCGCTGAACCCAAGCTCGTCGAGCCCAACGCCGTCAACTTCGAGCGCCTTGAGCGTCGCGGCGAGCGTCGCGTCGTCCCATTCCGCCAGCTCGCTCGTCCGGTTGTCGGCGATCGCGAACGCCGTCGCCTCGACGTTCGTCTCGTCGACAACCACAGCCGCGATCTCCGTCCAGCCAAGAGCGCGCGCGGCTTCGACGCGCCCATTGCCGGCGCGGACAACCATCCCCTCGCGCTGCACGACGACCGGGAGCCGCTGCCCGAACCTCGTCAAGCTGCTCTTGATCGCGTCGAGGTTCTTGCCGCTGTGCGTTCGGGCGTTGGCCCCGTCTAAATTGAGATCAGCCAGAGGCATGACCAGAGAACGTAGAGCGTCGGCGACATTCATGCCGCGCCCCGCCAGTACTCGAGAAGCGCCGCCGGGTCGCGGTTGCCTTTCTCGGCGTGGTGGATCCACCGCGCCGCCAGTCCGCTAACGGCCGCCAGCCCGGCGATCGTGAGGCCAGCGCGTCTACGCAACAGCCGGCACTCCTCGGCGCTCGTGATCCCGCCAAGCGCCGGCGCCGGCCAGGCGCTTTGTAGCTCGGCCTCGCCGCGTTCCGCCCATTTGTAGCGGTCGAGCGTCCAGCCGAGCAAGTCGGCGGCCTCGTGTTGCGTCAAGCCGGCGCGACGTCTCGAGACCTCGAGGCGCTCGGCCTTGGTGAGCGTGCGCGGGTCGATGATAGTCGCGTCGGTCACGGTAAGATCTCCCAGATAGCGACGAAGACGCCTGGCTCCTCGTCAGGATGCGCCCATCGCTTCGAGGTGCGCCCGTCGACAACCTGGGCGTCGTCGCACCATACCAACGAAGGCCCGCCGTCGAAGGGGCCGAGCGCGTCGAGCGCGGCCTTCTCGAGGTTGTCCTTGTCTGGCTTCTGCGTGTGGAACATCGGAGCACGGTCGCGGATCTTCCCAGAATTGCGCCCGGTCCTCAAGTGGCTCTTCGGCCGACGGAAGCGGAAGGCCAGGAAGACGGCCACCGCGACACCGGGCTCGACCAGGCCCTCGGCGCCCTCATGCTCGAGCTCAGGAAGCGCCGCCGCGCGGATCGCGTGCTTCCACTTGTGGGCCGACCTGGGCACATAGATCCTGACGCGCTTGCCGGGGAGCGTCGAGGCGCGTGGTCGCGGCTCGGGTTGAGGGTCACCGGGGGTATCAAAAACGAGAAGCCGGCCTCGGCGTTGGTTCGTGGTCCATTCTAAAGAATGGAACCGACGAACCAGAGCCTCTTCGATGGCGTTGGTTCGGTCCGGTTTGTCGGGTCTAGTCGTCATAACTAGCTATCCTCGCTCGGGTTCTGACGTCTTGGTTCGCTTGGTTCGTCGTGGTTTGTTGGCTCGCGAACCATCTCTAGTTGACACTTTTGGTTCGTCGCCCTCCGCTCCGCCTGCGTGATCGCGTTAGAGCCCTGCGCCGTAACGACATACGACGATCGCCGGCCGTTCTTGCTGGAGTCGGCGCGAACCAAGCCGGCGCCTACTAAAGCCTCGATTCGATTCTTCAGCGCCGTGCGTCCCATGCCGACCGCCGCCGCAAGCTCACGCTCGCCGGGCATCTCGCCGCCGAGCTCGGCGAGCTTGACGAGGAGCGTGAGCGTCTCGTCGCCGGTCGCCTGCTCGAAGACCTCGGCCGGGTCGGGCGGGGAGTCGGTCAAGGTGATCGCCGTGCGCGGCGAGCCGTCGGGCTTCTTGCCGACGATGACCGGGATCAGGGTACCTACGAGCGGTTCCTCGGGCAGGCCCGCTCCTTTGATCTTGGTGGGCGTGAGGATGAGCCGGCTACGACCGACGAGGCTCGCCTTGATCTCGGTGTCGAGAGCCCCAAGAAGCGTGCTAGACCCGCGGCCGGCTTCCTCGTTGCCCTTGCTCGGGTGATGCGTGCAGAGGACGAGGCACTTGTCGAGCGTGCGCGAGAGCAAGCCGCAACCGTCGACAAATGCTTGCATATCCTCGGTGCTGCTCTCGTTGCCGCCGCCGAAGTTGCGGGCCAGGGTGTCGACGACGACCAGGCGAGGGGCGGCGTCACCGGTGACGGCCTTGATTCTGGCGAGCCAGGCGCCGACGTTATCGGCGTCGATGAGCCGGCCAGGCTCGCGCGTGAAGTAGAGCGGGAGGTCGGAGCCTCGGAGGAGCGGGTCGATCGCGTCGAGTTGACCAAGGACGCGGTCGCGGACGCCGGCCTCGTCCTCGCCGACAAAGAAGACTACCGGGCCGTGCGCGTTCATCTTGCGGCCGAAGTGGGTATCGGCGCCGCTCGCCGTATGGACCGCGAGCAAGAGCGCGGCCGGTGTCTTGCCCTGGCCTGGCTTGCCGAAGATGCTCGCCAGGCCGTCGGCGGGGTAGAGCTCATCGACGAGCCAGGTACGCCCCTCGACGGCCGCGATGAAGTCGTCGACCTGGAGAATGATGCCGAGCTCGCGCTCGACCTCGGCGGCCTTGGCAGCCTCTATTTGCTCCTCGGTGGGCATCTCGTCGCTCGAGGTGTAGTCGTCGCCGAAGGCTTCGGGATCGGTCCTGGGGGCCTTTACGTCCACCCGGCCGACCTCGGCGGCGACCCAATGCTCGCGGCGGTAGCGGTCGGGCTCGGCGCTGTCGACCATGCCGGCACCGTAAGCCGTGCGCGTGAGGAGATACTCGACGGCCTCGAGGCCGTGGCCGCGGGCGGCGCGAACAACGCGTTTCACCAGGCGCCAGAAGCCCTCGCTCGCGGTCTTGCCAGGTACGACCGTCTCCCAGTCACCGGCGACGAGGAGCTCGCCCTCGGGGTGGGCCTGGACGAGCCGGTCGATCGTGTCGAGTTCCGGGGCGTCACCGACGCCCTCGGGAAGCTCGGGCGTGATTTCTTGCTCGACGAAGGGGTAGCGGTTGGTGAGCCAGTCGAGCGACCGGAGCGTCTCGGGTTGCGCGCTCGAGGTCGGTAGACGATCGCCGGATACGGTGATATAGCAGGGCCGGCCGAGGCCGAAGGTTTCAATCTCGGGCTTTTTGGTCGTGTTCGGGGCGGCCTCTAGATCGGCCTCGATCTTGCGGAGCTCGCCGTCGGGCGGGTTGGTGACGAGCGCCAGCAGACGAAGACCTTGGCCGCTCGGCGTGATCTCGGTGTAGCTGTTCTTGTGCTGCGCGATGAACTCCTCGACCCAGGGCATGAGCGCACCCGTGACCGGGTCGCGGCACGCATCGCAATCGAAGCCGACGACCGTCTTGCCGTCGATGACGAGCCGGCCGGTGAGCACAAGGCCAGGCTCATACCCGGCCGCCAGGACCTCGGCGAGCGTGTAGGGCGTGTCGAGTTTGGTACTAAACCGGCGGCCGTCGAGGTGCCTGGGCACCTTCCGCGTCTTGCCGTGGCTCTTGGCGGCCCGCCATCCGCACCATACGCGACGGTCTGTGAGTTGTTGCTGAAGACGGCCGACGGTGGTAATATCGAGCATGTTGGACAGTTCTAAAGGGGGCGGTTCGACTTGCTCAGGCGGCCGCCGCGCTCGACGCGCGACGGTCGCCGTTTTCGTTCCTCACTCCCCATACTGCCAACGGCGCACGACCGAAACAAGCGTCAGGGAAAATTAGAGGACGCGCTTGACGCGGGGAATTCCGGCGCTACCGTCGCCGCTCCTGAACTTTGAATTCTGACACCGTCATGCAACTCTACCCCCACCAGGCCACCGGCCGCGACTGGCTCGCATCGCACAAGGTCGGCCTCCTCGCGGACGAACAAGGGCTCGGCAAGACCATCACCGCGATCGTCGCCGCCGACAAGATCCGCGCCTCGCGCATCCTGGTAGTGTCGCCAACCGTCGTGTTGTGGAACTGGGCGGCCGAGTTCGCGGCCTGGTCGCCGGGTCGGAAGTGCCAGGTGATCTCGACCGGCAAGCAAAGGCTCGAGCCAGGCGCCGACGTCGTCGTCGTGACGCATGGCCTTCTCTTGCGGCCGTTCATCCTCGACCAATTGATCCGCGCCGACTGGACCGTCGTGATCGTCGATGAGGCCCATGCCTTCAAGTCGCGCGACGCCAAGCGGACGCGCGCCCTCTACGGCTCGGTCATCGGCGCGGCGCGCGCGTGCTGGATCCTGACGGGTACGCCGTGCCCGAATCACGCCGGCGAGCTCTGGACGCATCTCGACGCCCTGGCGCCGGGGCGCATCGAGCTCGACGGTGGTGGTCGCCAGTTGCGCGAGCACGAGTTCGTCGATCGGTTCTGCCACTGGCGGCAGACTCCCTACGGCCGCAAGGTCACCGGCAACCGGCGCGACCGGTTGCCAGAGCTCAAGAAGCGCCTCGACGGGTTCATACTGCGAAGGCTCAAGAAGAACGAGCTAAAGGACCTTCCGCCGATCCGCTTCGAGACCGTCCACTTGCGGCCGCTCGAGTTGCCGGCCGCGCTCGCCGCCTTGTCGGGGACGTTGAGCGGGCGCGTTGAGGAGGCGCTCGCCGGCGCCGAGGACGCGGCCGACGTCTTCGAGCGGCTCAAGGACTCGGAGGACTTCACCAGGTTCCGCCGGTTGTGCGGGATGGCGAAGGCCGAGCCGGTCGCCGAGCTCCTCGAGCAGGAACTCGAAAGCGGGTCGCTCGAGAAGGTCGTCGTCTTCGCCTGGCATGGCGCCGTCATCGAGAAGCTCGCCGAGAAGCTCGAGCGGTTCGGGTGTATGACGATAACCGGCGCGACGCCGGCGCTCGAGCGGCGCCAGATCGTCGAACGGTTCCAGATGCCGACGGTAGTATCTCGTCGCCGGGTCATCATCGCCAACATCGACGCCGGCGGTGTCGGCATTACGCTCACCGCGGCGAGCGACGTGGTATTCGCCGAGCAGTCGTGGACGCCCGGCGACAACGCGCAAGCGGCCGACCGCTGTCACCGCATCGGCCAAACCGAGAAGGTGCACGTCCGCTTTGTATCTCTGGCGGGGACGATCGACGAGGCCGTCACCGCGACCCTACGAACCAAGGCCAGGATGATCCGCGAGGTACTGGACTCATGAACGAAAAGCAACACGACGGCACCGCGATCAAGGAGAAGTCGCCGCGCAAAACGCCGCGCATCCTCGACCCTGGTAGCCCGCGTGGTAGACAGCGCGTCGCCGCGCAACGCAAGACCGCGGAGGTCATGATTACCTCACTGACCTCGGCGCACGACCAATCCGCCGGCTACCCTATCGAGTCGCTCCGCGAGCACTCCCCCGATACCGCTCAAGAGCTCGAAGCCGCGCTCTGGCGCCAAACCAAATTCCCCGCGACGAGCTAATTGACGGTGCCGCCGTCCGCGAGTCGTTTCCCAACTCCGAAACGGAGCAACTAAATGCCAACGAAGACAAAATTGATCCCGGTTGAAGCTCTTTTCGTCGACCGCAAGCCGCCCGCCGTCCAACGACCGGAGCCGAGCCCGGCCGCGTTGCGTAAGCTTACGAACAACTGGAGCGACCTCCCTGAACTCGTGTTGCACGTCAGCGAGCGCGTTGACCTGTTGGGGGAAGGCCGTTTCCATATCATCGACGGCCAGCACCGGTGGATGGCGGCGAAGCTCCTGAATATCCCGCGGCTCCGTTGCATCGTCTATAACGGCCTCTCGAGGAAGGAGGAGGCCGACTTGTTTCTCGTGCTCAACAACACCAAGAACGTCTCGGCGATGGACCGGTGGTGCGCGCGTATCACCGCGAGGGATCCCGCTGTGCTTGGCGTCATCAACTGTATGCGCTCGCTCGGTTGGACCGTCGGACGCAGTCCGGGGAACACGCAGACGAACGCCGTCATCGCGCTCGAGCACTGCTGGGACCTCGACGAAACGGGCGACGCGCTGGCGCGCGGTGTCGATATCTTGCTCGAAGCCTACGGGCGCGAGCGGGACGGCAACAACGACCATATGAGCGGCCTGCTAATCGAGGCCGCGGCGCGATATATCTACTTGAGCGAAGACACTCGCGCGGTGACCTCTATCGCGCGCGCAATGACGCGGCGCAACTCGAAGGTCTCGTCACCGACTAAATGGCTCAACAACGCTCGCACGCTCGCGTCGATGAGCAACGGCACCGCGATCAAGGAATTCGCACTTTCCCTACTCTCTGAACGTCTCAAAACCCGTTCCAAAACCGGAGTCTAAAACCATGATAACGACATTAACCCTCACCCTCGACCTCGCAGACCTGGCCGCCGTCGAACGCATCCGCCTCGTTTTCGACGGCATCGCCGCCGGCCTGCACCCCAACTGGGTAACGGCGCCGCTCGTCGAAGCGCCGAAGCCGGAGCCGGAGCCGGAGCCGGAGCCGGAGCCGGAGCCGGAGCCGGAGCCGGAGCCCGTCGCCAAGAAGCCGGCCAAGAAGAAGAAGAAGAAGGCCGCCAAGAAGCCGGCCGCGCCTGCCGTATCCGAGG